TATTTTTAGATTTTTCCACAGTGCTGATAACATAAACTAATTCCATTTTATATCAACTTAAAGATTTATAAATTTTATGAAAACTCATGAAAAGTTTATTTATATGATAAAGCATGAGTTTGTAAAAACAATTTGTTTTCTGATCGATCTTTTTCATTTTGATAAGGATTAGTTCTATCACCAAATTGATTCGGAGCGTCAAAACTAGGTGAACTATTGATAATATCTGGAATTAAAATACTAGCGTAGGGTGCGAAATTTTCTGAACCTCTCAGAAGAAAATATAACAAAAGAATAACTAATAAGATAACTATAACCCAAGTATACATCTAAAAATTGATTAAATTATATTTAGTATAATATTTATTTATGTAAATAAATTTATTTCACGTGCAGATGCAATTATCAAACGATTTATTAGTTTTGGTTAGGGGAGAACAATCTAAGAAAGTTTTATCTTTTGGAAAAAAATATATTGAAGGTTTTCCGCGAATTGTTGAAAAAATTATTGGTAATTATTGGGTTATCGATCATCACAACTGGGAAGTCGTAGCGAAATTTCTGGATAACTTTTATAAATTTTATTTCAGCTTCGATCTTCTGGAAATCCCTCTATCCAACATCACTTACTTATATGATTTAGCTCTTAAATATGAATTAACGGATCTAGCTTCGGTGTATCGTGAGGAATTTAACAAGTGCAAACTTTCAAGTTATTTATATCATTACATGATCAATAAGAAATTTCCTCTGGAAATCATAGCCGATTCTTATTTAAATTTAACTCTCGGCGAAATCAATTCAACTTTGGTTTCCAATTTCAGTCCTGTTTTGCTGAGAACAATTATCGGCTCACCTCGCATCAATCGGTTAAGTATGGCTTGGAATTATTGTTGGAGATATATTTCTATTGTAAATTTATATACCACTTTTGAAGTTTACAATCTCAAACCTATTTACTTAAATGATTTAGAATGTTTGCTTAATTCGATTATTTTAGGAGACCCTGAAATCGCTCAGAAAATAATGCTAATTCAAAATTATGTTTTGGGAAGAATATCTCAAAGTGAAATTAGAGATATCATTTTTCCAATATATCCATCACCACCAAATGAAACTGCTGAAAAAATAACTAAGAAGTATGATTATTTAGCTAAAGAAATTCCCAAATAATCATTTTTGAATTTTAGGAACCCAGTGAATGGTTCGGCCTCCGAGATTTTCTGTTTTAACAGGATTTCCCGCAGAATCAGTGTCTTTTCCATAAATAATTGGTTTGTATCCACCGGGTTCCATTTCAATAGTTTTGTATGTTTTAATAGTAGTTCCTTTAGACTGATAAGCCTTTTCTGTAATTTCATGAATGGCTTTATATAAATTTTTTATTTGTTGAGAATCCAGATCTTTAACTTTGTGTCTGGGGTTGATCTTGGCTATGTATAAAATATCAGCTCGTAAATAATTACCGATTCCCGAAAGAATATGTTGGTCTAATAAAATTATTCCAATCATTTTATTTTGAATTGATTTCGCACCGATAATTTTATCAAATATTTCTTCAGTGAAATCGCTCAAAACATCTGGACCAAGCTCTTTTAATTTCTGAGCTAATTCTGATTTACTGAGCCAGGAAAATTTACCGAAATGTCTCATATCATCAAAATATAAAGTATGAATCTTCTCTGAGTCATTTGTTTCAGTATATTTCAGTTCCACCATCGTGTGATCGCCGGGATCCCTCCGCCAATGTCCAGTCATTCCTAAATGATTTCCGATATATCGAATGCTTTTGGGAATAAATTCATTATTTTCTTTTTTATACAAAATTACTTCTATATAAATAAATTTACCTTTACATTTAACATTACTAATTTTAACCAAATTATTTTTACCTTTAACAGCTGGTTTTAAATATTCTTCTATTTTCTCAGCAAAATCTTGATGCGGACCGGAAATTACTTGAACATCTTTTAAAATAGAACCAACTAATATTCTTCGCAGTTGATCAGTGATAGTTTTGACTTCCGGACCTTCAGGCATTAAAAATTATATTGAAAAGTTTTTAACCCAAAATTATACTTGTTTGAGGATATATCTTTCACACAATAAAATGTGGCTTTTAATTTTAATTTTGATTATTTGCTTAGCATTTATTTATAAATTATATTTTTCTAAAAAACAATTACTCAGTGCTTGTCAATTATTTTTACAAAAAATTGCTGATAATAATGAACATTTATTTTTGACTACGGAACAAATGATTTGTTTACCATCTCATCTTCGCGGGCAAGTTGAAAGATTAGCTAGTGAGATTGCTGAAAAACCTCTGACTCTTGAAGAGTTTGTTTCCGAAATACCCACTTCGCGATTTTTATTGTTCTTACATCGACCCACTCCATCTTCCCCTAAAAAAATTATTGGGATGTTGAAAATTTATTTGTTGAATGACTCCCCCGCGAGTTTAGAAAGAGTTTTATCTAAATCTACAGAAATTAAAAAAGATAATCCCATTTATATTTCTTCTGTAATCGTTGATCAAAGATATCGAGGGAAAGGATTCGGACAGAAAATGTTTGGAATTTTATTTGAAATGCTAAAAAAAGATGCCCTCTTAGAAGTTCGCAAAAATAATAATTTAGCTCTTAAACTATATCGTCAGCTAGGTTTTACAGTGATTGGCGAGGATGATCAAACTTATCTTTTGCGAAAATTTATTTAACATTCAAAAATTCAAATTTCTCAGAAGATCCCGGATCTAATTCTTCAATTAGTTTTTTGAGTTGTAATAATAAATATTGATAGGTTTTAGGGGCTTTTTGATCTAATTGAGCATATCCCGTCCCAAAACCATTTTTAGGCAAAATCAAACTGTCGTTTTCTGATTTGATTAAAACAATTATCGATCTTTAATTTATTTTCTTTTAATTCTTCATCAGTAAAAAAAGCTCCATCATTTTCATCAGGTCTTTTTTTAGTTAAAATTCCAATAGTGTTTGACTCATATCTAATAATAGCTTGACCACCTTTTCCTTTATATTGGTCGTTATCTCCATAAACAAATAAATATTTAGGATATTTCCGCGTCAAGTTTATATCCCAAAATTTATTACATCGAAGTACTTTTTTCTCAGACATCAACAAATACTTAAAATATTATTTCATTTTTATATTTTTAGACATATATTCAAATATGTCCTCGGATCCAGTTTTAGATGTGTTAAGTATTAAAACTTCACATTATATTTTAGGGGGTGTTGCATTAGTGACCGCTCTTTCTTGGAATGAAACTACTAAAAAAATAATCAATAAATGTATTCCCGCACCGAATGATCAAGTTTATGTTAGTGTTATTTATTCAATAGTGGTTACTTTAATATTAGTGATGCTGATTTTTGTTTTGCCCGGAACAGAAAGTGAAATGCCTGATAAAACTAGAAGTAAAATAGAAAAAATTAAAAATAATAAGCTTAACTTTTATACATCTCGGAATATAATTTGATAATATTTTGCCAGTCAAACGATGCGGCGTTTTCTTTCTTTTCTTCCTCTTCAGTCCATTCTTTTTTTCGTTTTTCTATTTCTTCTTGTAACTTTTTTTCTAAAATCGGATTGGGATTCATCAACCACTTAATTTTAGATAAACCAAATGCATGATAAGCCCCATTAGCCTTTTTGACATAAATATTTTCAAAGTTCATTTTGGTTGTTAAAATAGCGAAGAAATAACTGGCTAACATTTGATCTTGAAAAATCACAAAGTTTTTAGATAAATGTTTCAAAGAAGTCGGAAGACACTCATCTAAATTTTGTTTGACTTTGAAATTTTGTTCTTCCGGATGATAAGCCCAAGACCAGACCCACATATAAGTTCCCTTGGGAAAAGTCACTTCTTTACCTTCGATTTTTAAACTTTTTTTAGCTTCAGTATATTCGAAATATTCCCCAAAATAAATCCAACTGGCTTGAAAAATATTTTGTTTCGTTCCGTCAGTTTCGGTATAAAAATTAATCACGTCGTTATCGATTATTTCTGAATAAAATTCTTCGGGATTTTTCAATCGAATTTTCATATTATTTGCAAAAGTTGTTGTTTTGATATTCAGATTTTGCAAATGAATCATTTCTTCTTCTGGAATATTGAATTTTACTAAACCAACATTTTTTGTTTCCATCTTTTTATTGTTATATTAATAAGATTATTTCAATTTTCACAAAATAATAAAATTGAAGTATAAACTGTATTACTATTTAAATAATTATTTAAATAAAAATATATCCTAAGATAGTGTATTTTATTTAGTTATTATTCAAATTTATTAAAAAAAAGATGTCGTTTATTCCATTTTCCGAGATTACTAGTATCGGATTATATCCTCTCGGAAATAGAGATAATGAAATAGATAGTCATGTTAGAGTGCATAATCAAGAAGGTACAAGAGGATCTATGCCTCAAGCCGGAGGAATTTATGATGATCATATGGGCTCGACTACACATGAATGGAATTGTGGTACTTGCAAATATGATAAAAGATTATGTCCCGGGCATCCTGGCTCAGTTCTTTTGCATTATCCAGTGCCTAGCCCAATGTATTTTAAAGAAATTTTGAAATGGTTGAGAATTATTTGTCTTAAATGTGGTGAATTAGTTGTTCCTTATAAAAAATTACCGGTTCGACCAGAAAATATTTTATCAGAATATGTTAAAATTGTGAGAACTACTAATAAAAATTTAAATTGTACACATTGTGGGTCTTTACACCCTCATATTTCTAAAGATAAAAATGATCCTATCTCTATTTTTATGGAACTTTATGAAAATAAAACTGGAGTTAAAGGTCAACCAATCGCTCGAAAGCAATTATATCCGCATCGCATTCGAGATATTTTTGACACGATTTCTGATGAAACAGTTCGTAAAATGGGAAAACCTCTGATTTCTCATCCTAAAAAGTTCATCTTAAATGTCATTCGAGCTCCGCCAAATACTATTCGACCAGATATAAAAAAAATAGGAGGTGGTCGGTCTAATAACAATGATTTGACTGTGCTTTTACAAACAATCGTTAAAATCAATGATGATATTCCCGCTTCGATACCCACAACCATTGACCAAGATATGGAGATCAAAATTCACAATGTTTGCCTGGCTGTTTATGAGCTAATTCGCGGGTCTAGCGGAACTTCTAAAAGAGGTATTGTGAATAATTCTAAAAAACCCTTAACTTCCATTATGAAAAGATTACCACGTAAATTTGGACGAATTCGCCGAAATTTAATGGGTCGGCGAGCTAATCATATGAGTCGAAGTTTTATCACTTGTGATCCCTTTTTACGAATTGATGAAGTGGGAATACCTGTTAGCATTGCACACGATCTGCAATTTCCGGAAGTTGTTCGAGAATATAATTATGATCAAATGATGATATATTTTATGAATGGTACAAAAAGATATCCCGGATGTACTAAAATTAAAAAAGCGGAAAATGGTAAAACATATTTTATAGACAAAGTTACCAAATTAGAAATTGGTGATATTATTTACCGAGATATTGTTAATGGAGATATTGTGGGATTTAATCGACAACCATCTCTCGAACCCAGTTCCTTGTCAAGTATGCGAGTAGTTATCTTTGAAAAAGGTGAAACTTTCCGAATCAATTTATTGGCTTGTATCTTTTTCAATGCTGATTTTGATGGAGATGCCATGAACGCTCTTCATTTACAATCTAATCGAGTGGCTAATGAAATTCGAGAATTATCTAGTCCTTCACAATTTTTCATTAGTTATAAAAATGGCAAACCCAAAGTAGGAGAGGCTCAAGATTCCTTGATCGGAATGGCTGAATTGACTCGCTCGGACACTCGTATTGATAAATTTCACGCTATGCAATTATTTTCACAAATCAAAGTTTATCATGATTTCAGTCAATATTCTTTGAGCAAGATTTTTACAGGTCGAGAACTAGTCTCAATTTTATTAAAAGAAACCGGAAATCTGATTAATTTTACAGGCACAGCTAGTATTTATAAAGAAGATCAAGCCAAATATCGAAAATACGACCCTAGTGATATTAAAGTAGAAATTGATCGAGGTGAATTAAAATCCGGAATTCTAGATAAAGCTAGTATTGGTGAAGAAGCGCAAGGTGGAATTTTTCATATTATTCACAATCAATATGGACCTTCAGCAGCATTGGAAGCTTCCTATAATATTCAACAATTAGCTTTGGCTTATTTATATAATCGTGGAGTTACTGTTAGTATTGGTGATTTAATTTTGAAAGAAGAAGCCATTCAAGAAATTTACAAAATTGAGGAAACTTTGATTGCGAAATCTTTACAAATCACTGATGATCTTAATCAAGGAAAATTAATTCCACCGATTGGTAAAACTGTGACAGAATATTATGAAGAATTACAATCTAACGCTCTTAATCCCGGTGATGAATTTTGGCCGCATATTTTGGGATCGATTGATCCGGATATCAATAACTTATATAAAATGATTATGACTGGGACTCGAGGCAAATTATGGAATTTTGCTCATATTTCTAGTGCTTTGGGACAAGCTGAAATTAATGGCGAAAGAATGCCTGAAAATTTTAACGGTCGAACTTTCGCTTATTTTACTAAATATGATCCTAATCCTAATAGCCGAGGACATGTTGCTAATTCTTATATGTCTGGAGTAACTTTGACGGAATTTTTGTTTGGTGCTCAAGTCGCCAGATATGCTTTGATTAATAAAGCACTCAGCACTAGTATCACAGGTATGCATAATCGAATGGCTATTAAAAATTTGGAATCTTTGATCGTGGATAATCAAAGAAAAGCCACTAATGGTAAGAAAATTATTCAATTAATTTATGGAGCTGATGGGGCTGATCCGCGATTTGTGGAGAAAGTTAAATTTCCGACGATGAAGACTGATTTCAATAATCAGCAATTTGCTCAGGAATATCACTGTCAAATATCATCTTTTGATGCAGAATTTAATAACAAAATTGTTCAAAAAGCTCTTGATGAAGAATATCAACAATTAGTGATTGATCGAGATTTTTATCGAAATCTCTTCATTAATTTGGAGACGACCAGTGGAAAAATGTACAGTGATAGCGCAGTCATGCCTGTGAATGTTAATCGTATTATTGAGGATACTTTGTATAATCTGGAATTAAAGAAATTTAAAACTAAAAAAGTTAATCTCAATCCTCTACGAACTATTGAAAAAGTAAATGAACTTTGTCAAAAAATAGTTTATTGTTTAATC